TCCCTCAGGATAAGCTTGAAGAGGCTATTGAACAGGCCCTTTCGGTTGTCCTTATATTCCTTGTCATGGTATGGGGAGAAGATGGGCTGAAGAAAGATGAAACTCAAGTTAGCTAAATGGAAGTTTCCTGGAAGTGATAGGGGAATAAGGCTGTTTGGAATAAAACTGGTTATTCCCCTTTCATGGAAACCTTTTAAAAAGAAGAAGAAATGTTGTTAGATTTTATTAAAGGTATTACCTGTGACAGCAGTGTTCCTACTCTTACGGAGCAGGAGGTGAAAATGATATTGAACGCTCAACTTAGTGAGAAGGTATCTCCTCAGCTATTGGTAATATTATCCGACAGTAATTACACCACCATATTTCCTGACAAAGTCAGTGAGATATATAATAAGACAGGACTGAAGACAAGTGAATACAGGCCTGATGTTTTTGATTGTGAGAATTTCTCACAGGTAATGTTGGGAGAAGTGATGAAGTCTTCCAAGTCAGACTGGAGTGTAAAATATCAATATGCCTTTGGCATAGTGTACGGATACATACCCACTCCTCATGCAATAAACTGGTTCATCACTCCTGACAAGTACTTAATGTTCCTTGAGCCTCAGTCAGGAGAAATATTCAAACCAAAAGGAACGAAGATATTTTTTATATACGCATGATGTCTAAGAAACCAATTATATGCATAACTCAACCGATAGACCGATATTTCGGTTGGCAGATACACCTGTATGTAGAATCATGCATACAGGCTGGATTTGATGAGGACGGAATACACGTATTAATGTATGTACCTAAGGGAAGAGATAAGAATATGGATATTTGGGATAAGATACAAGCAATATATCCTAAACTAAAGTTCTTCTTCTACGAGGATGCTGGTGTACAACAGCACTTAGGTCTGTATATTCCTATTTTAAGACCTCATTGTTTATGGCAGCACTTCAAAGCTCATCCAGAACTGAAAGATGAGACTATTATTTATACTGACTGTGATATATTATGGATAGATGGACTTAATATAGAGAAATACTTCGATGACGATTGTTGCTATGTTAGTGATGCCAAAAGTTATCTCAATGTAAGCTACTTTGAGAGTAAGATTAGGGATGTCATTCCTGATAAACTTCCTGAATATGCAAAGATAGATGTGGTTGGAGAACTATGTAAAATCATAGGCATTGATAAGTCTGTAGCTGTAGAGAATAATAATAACACTGGAGGGGTACAGTATATTCTCAAGAATGTAGATGCTGATTTCTGGAAGAAAGTAGAAACGGATGTAATAGCAGTCAGAAAGTATCTTCTGTCTGTCAATAAAGAGTTTTTCCCTAATGAAAGCAAAGGAATACAGAGTTGGTGCACTGATCTCTGGGTACTACAATATAATCTTTGGAAGAAAGGATGTTGTAAGGTAGTACCTGAACTTAATTTTACATGGTGTCATGACCCTGTTTCTAAATTAGAGACAGTAAAAATCTATCACAACGCAGGAGCAACTAACGAAGGGACGGAAGACTTTCCCATTTTCTATAAAGGGAAATACCATACAGGCACAAATCCCTTTACAGATCCACACCTGGATAAGATGCTTAATAATGAAACATCAATGAAACATTGCACAGGATATTATGTTAAGAAGCTCGATGAGCTGAGAAAGAAATACAAGATAACATATCTATAAATAACAATTTAAAACAGAACGATATGCCTACATTTATTAAAACAGGATACTGGGAGAGGGCTTCTAAAGGTCTTAAAGGTTGGCTCAACCTTGATAATCTTGTTCGTGATATTGCCTCTTCTGTAGTATCAACAGATGAAATCGGCGCCATAAAGGGAGCAAATTCCCCATCTCCTACCAATCCATTCGCTACAATGAATGACGTAGGTGAAGGAGGAGGAGGAGTTACTGACATTCTTTACAACAATTTAGTTTCAGCAATAGATGAAGGTGGATTAGTGGAAGGTTCTTATTATAGAATTACAGACTTTGCAACTGTTCATTGGATGACAGAAGTAAACTTAAGCGAAGAAACTTTCCCTTATATCCTTGATGAAGGAAATAGAATAATACATACAGGAGCAAACGAGCCACTGATAGTAATAGCAACGTCATCAAATACAATTTCTACAGAAGCTTGGAGCGCTACTTATCCTCAGGATATAATTAAATATGATTGGAACCCTGCTAATTGGTCATCTATTTCTGCCTTTGTCGATAGTGATGATGGTGTAACACCTGTCACAGGATTCAAAGGAGTAATAATAAGAAGAGAAGATACGTTGTTAGCCAACAAAGTGAATTTCGACTATAGAGAAATCACATATAGACTATGGAACATTGAACAAACAGCATGGGACGTAGCAACAGAATATAATGCTGGAAGTTTTGTACAATACGGAACAAAGATATATTACGGATTAGACACGGGAACAGGAATGGAACCTGAAACAACAGAGGGGTGGGAAAGTTATTGGAGATTATTACTTGATTTGAATGACGGAACTGGTGGAATGAACAGTTATGTGTCATTCTCTTCTTCTGGACTCTATAATATTAGTATAGATAACAACATTCCTATTGTTGATACGAGCGATTTTGTAGACAGAACAATGTTTGCAGACGATATAAGTAGTCACAATCAATTTGATGAATGTACATTCGTTCCTTTTACAATCTTTGGAACAGGTTGTTCTTACAACTCCTTTGGAATAGGTTGTTCTTCCAACACCTTTGGAACAGGTTGTTCTTACAACTCCTTTGGAATAGGTTGTTCTTCCAACACCTTTGGAGCAGATTGTTATGACAACTCCTTTGGAACAGGTTGTTATATCAACTCCTTTGGAACACGTTGTTCTTACAACTCCTTTGGAACACGTTGTTCTTACAACTCCTTTGGAACAGGTTGTTCTTACAACTCCTTTGGAACAGGTTGTTATGACAACACCTTTGGAACACAGTGTTCTTCCAACACCTTTGGAGCAGATTGTTATGACAACTCCTTTGGAACAGGTTGTTATATCAACTCCTTTGGAACACGTTGTTCTTACAACTCCTTTGGAACACGTTGTTCTTACAACTCCTTTGGAACAGGTTGTTATGACAACACCTTTGGAACAGAGTGTTCTTCCAACACCTTTGGAACAGGTTGTTATATCAACTCCTTTGGAACACAGTGTTCTTCCAACACCTTTGGAGCAGATTGTTATGACAACACCTTTCCTAATAGTTCATATAAGAATGAATTAAAAGATGTTCATGGAAAAGACTATACGTTAAGTACACATTTTTCAACTAATGCTTCTACACTTATTCATCAAATGGCTGGGGGTAATGTATATCAAACTTATATAGATGTTTCAGGAACTCCTGCATTAGCTATTGTTACTGATAACATAGGAGTAAATTAAGCTGAATAACAATTAATATAATAACAAATAGGCTATGGTAACAACAGTAAAAGATTTAAAGATAGTAACGACACAGTTAGATAAAGGATTACATGCTTATATGCGTGTAGACTACTCAGGCAGAAGCATACCAGCCAGCTTAATATTGAGAAAGAGTAAACCAAAGGTAGGTAGATGGGTGGAAGTGCCAGCATCGGAATGTTGCACTCCTACAACAACAATTACTTCCACTACGGCAGAACTCACATGCAAGGAATATGTTGCTCACGGCTCAATTGTAGCAATGGTGACTTTGTGGTATGAAGACTGCTATGGAAACGAACATACTGTTTACATTGATGGTCCAGATCCTATTACATTCTGTGCTGTTAGTTATTCAATTGCTCCTCCTGGTGTGGTGGAATTGTCGAAAGAAGAATGTAGTCTCACTACCACCACTACTACTACATCACCCGATTAAAAATTTATAGATATGAGCAACAAGAGATATTTTAGAAAACAGTTTGCCAGATATGACGGAAACGGTAGGATCATACCAGGCAGTAACATATGGGCTAACAAGGCTCCCAAGCATGGGAACTGGGTGGAAGTACAAGCATACGAATGTTGCAATTCCCCCGTATGTGTTACATATAATGCTCTCATCTCACGGGGGACAGCTACTATTGCATATACTGATTGCGATGGTCAGATGCAGCAGATTGAATGTGGACCAGGTGTTACTCCTTTCTGCGCTTTGAGAGGATCGTATTCATACGATGCTTTAAACGTGCTGGTGGTTGAGGCTGGAGAAGGATGTCTCACCACCACTACTACCACTTTAGAACCTTCCACAGCTAACTAAAATATAAAGAACATGGCACTAAACTTATTTCCTGAGAGCATGATGCCTGTAGGAGAAGAACTCTCCCTGGATACAATAGCATCGAAGCTGTTTTATTTTTACATACAGTTGCAGGTGTATCATTGGCAGACTCCCATATACAGGGAACATCAGATATTAGGTGACCTGTATGAGTTCATAGACGATAGAAGGGATTCTATTGTGGAAAACATTATGGGGAGGACAGGAATGAGACCTATGTCTGTCAAGGTGCCTCCTATTGATAACTATATGCTTGGTTGTTCTCTTATGGTTGTGGAAAATCTTTCGACTTTCGGTTCTCAATTGAAGAGATATGCTGACAATAACAAGATGTTGGGAGTGTCAGCAATAGCTGATGAGATTGTGGGGGAATGCGATAAGACGAAATACTTGCTCAGTCTTGGAGGAGGAAGAAATGGAGGTTAACAGGCGGGGGTTCCCTGAAATAATTGCTGACAACGATGAAGTGTTCATTCAACAATTGCTTGGAGTCGTTGGTTCAGTGGATGAATTATGTCATGTAGATATAGTGAAAACACCGTATAGCATGCATTTCAGGGTTGCTCCAAGCACTCCCGTCTACTTTAACAACTTGCTACAGGAGATTCTCAGGCTGAATAATATGTTCAACATTCGTCTTGACCTTGGCAAGAGTATGAAAACAAATTCAACAATAATATTTAGCATTAAAACCAACAATTATGGCGAAGTATGACAGAACCAAGAAGTACACTTGGGAGAACGGTGATCAGATCACCATTTCAGGAAGAGACTTTGGGTTTCTTCTCAACACCATCAGGGCTATCCTGAGCACTGAGCAGGCAGCGCAAATCCTGCTTGCCGATAGGGCCAATGATGTCATAGAAAACATTATGGCTGAGTACGTGGAGAAAGGTGTAATAAAGGAAGTCGAAGAGACTCCTGTAATGAAGGTTGAAAAGAATGAAAACAAAAGTTAAAGCGAGTACGAAGAAATCTTCTACTAAACCTTGTTTAAAATGTGGTGGTAAAGTTAAAAAATGAAAATCATGGAAAAGAAAAAAGACAATTTCCCTTTTGCTCCTAAGAAGCCCGGGAAGAAGATTACTCCTTCCAAGAAGGAAAACCTTCCGTTTGCTCCTAAAAAGAAGAAATGAAATGGCAAAGAAGTGGATTCAGAAGACCACAGCCAGCATAAAAAGACGTGGTACTGAAGGTGTGTGTACAGGAAGCAAGTTTGGGGGTCCAACTTGTAGGCCTGGTACACGTAGGTATGCTCTGGCAAAGACATTCAAGGCTATGGGAAGGGCAAGAAAAGGCAAATGAAAAGCACTGTAAATAAGAAAGCTCCTAAGGTGACTAAGTATAACATGAAGAAAAACTTTATGAAAGAGTCTACTACGAGCAAGAAGTCTCCTGTAGGTTCTCTATCCAGGAAGAGATTGACTAATTAAAGTCTCTCCTTATCCTATATTTATCATCAATGTTATACTTGGCCTTTATTTCTCTCAGGAGAGAAATATTGGTTATGTTCTTTGGAGTTGCTAGAGGATGTTCATGTACAAAAAGTTCCATAAAGTATGCAATTGATGTGAGGTGATCGCAGACATTTCTTGCTAATTCACTTCTCTTGCAATATTCGATAAATGCTAGGGCATCGTTGTTATGATTACAGTGATGTAGAGAGGGGTTGTAAAGGATACTAACCCCTTTCTTAATGATATCTATCAGGGGTTCATATTCAATGTTATTATATGTAGACCTATCGTAATATATGGTATGAACATAATCTGCTCCAGCACATACACACTGCTCCATCCATCCTGGAAATACATAGTCTGTTGTATCACCAGGAACCTTGATATTATCCCTTCCTCCCGTCTGTGTTTTCTCCATGTATCCAAGGTTTATATTAACTGCTCCAAGTTTCAGGAAAGGTGTGTACATCATTGCTGTTCCAGGTCCAGTAACCTGGATATCTACATCCTGAAACATTAGGATTTGATCATCGAAAGACTTGAAATGATGATACCAGTCAACGAACTTGATATCTATACTACCTTCAAAATATTTTACAGCATTGTTTATAACATCTCTTTCCTCTTTACTGAACCTTTTGTTATTAATAATAATGACCTTGGGTATTCCATTTATTGCTTTGTCTGTTTTGATACCATAAGTCTTAAGTAATCTATTCCTAAATAGCATGACGCCGTTGTATTTCTTACCATACAGGGTATATTCTTCATTGATTACTCTATTTCCAGTTCTTCCTGTTCCAGCAACTAATGTATCAATATGAACGATTTTACTATGACTTATCTTGTACCTCTCTACAATATTACCGCAGAACCGCTTCATTATATCATATGACATCGTTAATTTATTATCCAAGTTGTCTGATAGTAACGTAAATGGAGAATCTGCATATCCAAACTTTACCATAGCAAGATAAATAGGATAGAGACCATCAAATAATGCATGTCCTATATTGCCATACCACCAATTATCTCCCAGTCCAGCCAGCTCTATCCTATCTGTTATCTGAAGACTGCTAATATATTCGTTTAATGAATTTTCATCATCAAAAGTTTTAAGTATAGGTCTCCATTGAGAAGTGTTGGTAAAAATATTTACTGATGGAGGTACTTCGGTACCTTTCAAGTACATGTAAGTGATGTGACCATTTATTACATACAAATTCTTGTATTCAATGCTGAGATTGTCCTTATCGTCTACAGTTTTGAAACTAGATTTCATGGCTTTTCCTTATTTCATCTATCATTCTCTTCTCTGTAAAAATAATACCATTAAAGTTATCTTCAATCAGCTTATGTAGTTCTGCTGGATTGTGACTGGCATTAAATCTATGATACTCTATACCTATGTACTTCAACACATTTAATTTGTCTAGGACGGATGGGATGATTTCATATTCTCCTCCTTCGCAGTCTATCTTTAAGTAGGTACAGCCAGGAACAATATATTTACCTAATGTCTCAGTCTTGCATGGCCGAACATTACTCTTTACAAAAACAGAAGAACCTCCTGTATTATCTATAGGAGTGCATATATCTACTGTAGAATCGTCTACTGAAGTGATTGCTGTATTATGAATTTCAAAGTCTGAGATGTTCAATCCATTCAATTCTATGTTCTTTAAGAAATTCCTATAATTTGAAACAACTGGCTCAAAAGCGATGACTTTACAGTTAAACTTCTTTTTCACATATATGGAGAACATTCCTATGTTGGCTCCTACATCTATCACTGTATCGTTTTCTGTAAGAGAGATTGTTTCCAGGCCATAGTCGTCTCTCTGTAATTCAGTAAATACACAAGCAGATGTACCCGATGTCTTCAGGTCCTGAAACTTAAGAGCTATTCCATTAACAATGCCTGAGAATATATTCGTCGTATCATCTACTATCACCTTTCCTCCAGATATATTTATGTGATCGTATTTATTCTCCTTTAGACTCTTCAATATCTCACCCACATTCAGTCTCATATCCCTTGTCTCACCTATGCCTCCCTTGTCAGAGATGGCAAACTTGAACTCAGTACACGGTACCACCCTCGAAGGACGATTGAAATGAAACTCTCTGTTAATATAGGACTCATCATTAACGCCAGGTTCATATCCCCACTCCTTATCTGCAAGCTGATAACTCCTCATCAGCTTACAGAACTCTACCATATTTTTCTTATTACCTCCAAAGAATGCACCATAAAAATAGGTCTGTGGAAGAGTGGTATCAAATGGAACATATGCTTTGCTTCTCGGGTTACGATCAAATCCTTTCTTCTCTTTCATCCATCCCTGGTCTCCATAATGTTGTCCTCCTACCATATCTCCAAGAAACCACTCTTCAGTGAAAGGTTGATTCACGTTAGTATCCGCGTCAAAGTAGAAGAGGTAATCTACATCTCTGTCTTCAAGAGAGATGATGGATGTAAACTTTGAATTAGTACCGTCTACCCAACTCTTGTTCTTCAGATGGATATATTCGTAATGAATATCATCAGGTAGATAATCCTTTGGATTAGTATCAGTAAACATATAGAAGATGATATCACTATCCCCTTTATAGAAATGCATGAACCTCTTTACAAAGCGTACACCTAATACGAAATATGCATTGGTGCACAACACAACTATTCCTATTCTATTCATTTCGTAGTGTTTGTATCATACGTAATGATAGGATAGATAGTAGGAGTACTCGGGCATACAGGATACGAAGGAATATACGGATAATAGGCATATACCGTTGTATCAAGAGTGTATTCATTCAAGTCAATGTTATGACTTGTGAGGAAGTTGAGCAGCTCCTGTATAATGACAGGCTGCTCAACTGTTATCCTCTTATTGGTTTCATCTATTGTTATCTTCATCACCACACATGTACTATGTCATTCACGTTGATAAGAATGACTGTTAAATCCTTGGTCAATTCAATATAGGGGGCATTGTTAAGAGCAAAGTCCTGAACAAGCACCTCATCACCTTCCTTTATATCGGTAACTGAGTCTCCTACGGCATATACCTTGAGTCGCATGAACTCAGTGACCAAGTCTTTTTGCACTGATTTCTTCGTCTGTGATGAAAGTTCGATCTTTCCTGTAGGTACAGGAGGAGCTACGAGATATACTCTGTAGCCTCTAAGTTTTTTAAAAGGTTTACTCATAATTTTTGTTGATTTCATTTTAATTATTTTAATTAACAATCTTTACAATACATTTCTAAAACTGCCTTCAGTTCCTTGTTCCTCTGATTGGAAGAACCTTTAAATATATGTCTTGGATTAATTCTATAAAGATTACCATCCAGTCTTATTACTACGTGCTCTTTAACAAGAAATGAAAAGGAATTATCTAATGATCTAGGTGAACATTCACACTCCTTAGCAATTATAGTTTTTAAACCTTTACTCATACTAAATTCTGCACCATGTGAATACCTCTCAAGAAGAGCGGCAAATAGTTTCATATTTACATCCTTAGATGTCTTAAGGATTAGAACCATTGACGAGTACATTAAGTAGAACTCCTCCTTGGTATTGGCTAAATACGATAAGTTATTAGTATATTCATCCATTACCTCACCAGTTTCTTTATCTATTACAACATATCTTTCAGTAGTAGTATTTTTAAGAAAAGATTTTCTCATCATACGTTATATTTATGTACAAATATAATATAATTGTTAAAGTTTACGCATTTTTGGCGTAAATATTTTTCATACGTCTATAAGCGTATTATATACGTCCACAAACGTATGTAATACGCTGGTGAACGTATGGAAAAAGGGTATAATCAAATGATTCACAGTAGATTGTAAAGTTAATTCTCCTCTATCATTCATATGATAATTTTAAATATGAATAAAAGTGCGATTAATCACTTTTTAAAGTGTCCTGAGTAGGACTTGAACCTACGACATTCACAATATCAGTGTGACACTCTTCCAACTGAGCTATCAGGACAGATAATGTTCTCTTGATAAGAAAATATTTAATTCAAAGAACTTTGTATTTTTCTTGTAGGCGTTCTCTTCTAATGTTTATTTCTTCATAACGAAATTTATTAGACTCAACATTCTGATGTTCGTCAAATGTAAGAAGAATTATATTTTCTTCATCAAACTTGGCTTCAGGATATTTATTCTTTGGAAGGATGTGATGAAAGTAAATGGAAAGTGGCTCCTTTCCTAGCCACTCTCCACTTACCTCTGAATAGTGCAGTCGCTTACTCCAGATCGTCAGGAAGAACTTTCTCATCTCATCCGTATCTTCCCTTCGTTTTTCCCTTGATGCCATTGTAGAGGCTCTCACGGGCTTTACGCGGGTCTTATGAATATGGTATTTGCATAGTCCCTTGCTCCATACTGGATAGTTGCAACCTTCTATTTTACACGTCTTCATTATTCTCTTAGTTCCAGCTGTTTCTCAGTGAATATGTGAAGCATCCCGTTATTCTCCAACTCTGCAACCACTCTTGTCTGGCCTTTTGTATTCTCAAATATGGCCACTATTATACCATCGAAGGAATAACCTTCTGGCTTACGAACTTTGTCTCCCACTTTGAACTTGCTCATAATTCCTTAATCTTTTCTATTATTTTCTCACGCATTTCATCAAATAGTTCAGGATTGTCTTCAAGCAATTGATACAATTCATCTTCACGCAGCTTGGTATCTCCATATGAATACCATCCTCCTGACTTGACAATGACATCATAGTCCATCGCTAATGTAGCAAGCTCTTCAATCTTATCAATTCCCTTTCCAAATACGACAGTAAAGTCACACTTCCTATAAGGAGGAAATGTTTTGTTCTTCAGAGTCTTTATTGTCGTTTTATTGCCGGTGATTACATCCCCTTCCTTTATCAGGCTCCTGCTCATCTCTATGCGACAGTCAGCATAGTACTTGAGAGCATGTCCACCCTGAGTTGTGCGAGGATCACCAAACATAACGCCAATCTTCTCTCTATACTGGGAGATGACTATTACACATACATTGTTATTCACAAGAGCTGTCTTGAGCTTTGGATAAGCGTCGCTATTAAGTTTGGCCTTCTTTCCTATGGCACTGTCTCCCACTTCCCCGTCAATCACTGCCTTAGGCAACATTGATGAGTCAGAATCTATTACTACGAGATCAATCTCACCGCTCTTTATGGCCTCCATGGCCACATTGAATCCCTCATCGCCATTCATTGGCTGAGAGATGATCAGGTGATCGATATCAACACCAAGAGCCTTGAAATAATTAGGGTCTACAGCATGCTCGCTGTCTATATAAAGGGCAAGTCCCCCTGTCTTCTGACATTCAGCTACAGCATGGGCGCATACTGTACTTTTACCTACGGACTCCCATCCTATCAGTTCGTACAGCTTTCCTTTCACAAACCCCCCTACACCAAGAGTCTTGTAGTCAAATCCTATTGATCCTGTGGGAATAATGTCATATTCGTCTCTTATCTTTTCTCCCAATAACATTATCGTGCCTTTTCCATAAGCCTTGTTTAATTTCTCGAACATTAATTCTAGCTTGCTTTTTCCTTCGTCCGATTCCTTTTGCTTTTTTCCCATAGTAAGTTAACTTAAGTCTTTTGTTTTTTCTTGGAATGAATAGTACGCTATCTGTTGCCACTTGCTCATATACTTTACTTCATCTGGTGCTACCTTCTTTATTCCGTGCTTAACTGTGGCATGATCCCTTTTAAATAAATCTCCACATTTAGCAAGTGATAAATTTGTATTCTCTCTCAGATATTTCCAGACCAACCATCGTGCAAATACAGCCCTTTCGTTCTTTTTGGCCGTGTTTATTGTAAACTCATCTATTCCCAATGTCGAGCAGGCTACACTCTTTATATAATCTATCCTGTCCTCGATAAAATACCCATCGGAGTTCATCTTCATCATAAGTCTCTTTGCATCATCTCCTTTGGCAGTTACTACCTCTATTCCGTAAAGAGGGAATCTGATGGTGATTTTGGACTCCTCCTTGCCGTTCTCAGCGACAATTATTCCTGTTCCAAGTCCAGCAAAGGGATGCCTTGACTGTGGAACCTCAAAAGTTGTTCTACTCATAATAAGTTATTTTTAAAGTTTTTTGAAAGATAGAGGATGATAAAGTTAACATATCATCCTCTATTTTCCAACATTTTTTGAAAATTTTATCTAACCTAAATAGTTAATTTTCAAGTTATTAGTTCCCAACAGATTATGACGGGGGGTCCTTTTTCAGAAGCATTTCGATTATTCATATTAACAATTTTGGTTATAGCAGGAAATAAATAATTTTTCGTTCCAAGCAAATATATTATGTTAAACACGTCTTTGCAGCTTCTTCAGTTCAGTGTACTTCTTTTTCCACCAATCTCTGTCATAATCGTAGTCACACACGTCCTCTGCATTACGGGACACGGTATCCTTATACAGTAAGTCATACATCACACTTACCATTTCAGCAAACACCACGGTCTTATCAAGACCGAACCTTTGCATGAGTTCGAGTTCTATTTCACTGTTATTCATATTCTTTCAATATTTCTTTTGTTAATGTTTCATCATCTTCGTTAAAACAATACCATATCTCCTGATCTTTATCAAGAGTCATATCAAACTTCTCTTCCCAAAACCTAATCAAATCCTTAGTCTTGTTAAACACCCTGTATTGAAGGGACACTTCTTCTCTGTCCATTCCATTGATGTTTATTGTCAGAGTCCTTGGAAACTGCGACTGAAATAACTTGGAGGTCTTGGAATACTTACCTTGTCTTACAAGGTTAAAATCATCAGAAAAGTTCATATTCAACTTGTACACTACAACGACAAATCCATTCGGATAGTCATAATCGTCTATTATCTGTTTTGTTCTTTCATATTCACCATCCAGGAAATATCTAAACTTGTCCAAATCATCAGGCTTGAACAAAAGATAGATTGCGTCCTTATACTGCACTTCCCGCATGTCATCTCTTGAATATGCATTCAGGAAATTGTTCTCTCTTAATTTATCTCCCGGTATTTTGAGAGTTGCCACCATGAATATGGAGGTTATAGTCATCCTTTTCTCTTTTTTCACTTCTATCATACTCCATTAATTTAAGAAAACTAAACCATTTGACTGATAATTCTTCCTGCTGATATTCCAGACATTCATATTCAGTGCCCATTTGAGGTCTTCTATGGTTTCTTTTACGCCCGGGTAATTTCTACCTTTATACTCAAATCCATCATATGCCTCAATCAAGTCCTTTTCTGTCATCTGATATATCAAAGGATTATAGTAGTTAGCACTGTCAGAGACAATGAATTTTGGAGGAAGAACTGTATAGTCGGAAACTTCGGAGTTAATTTCACTTCTGTAATGGATAGCTGCCATATAATACAGATAGGCTTGCATGTAGGCCCTCCTATACAGATAATATTCATCATAAAAGTTTTCTACAGCCCACACCACCTTCAGATCATACACCTGTATGGTCTTTTTCAGGTGATCTATGACAAACAGGTCCATCATGCTCTTAAATATGAGATCGTTCACCTCATAGCCTTCCACCTGGAACTGAATTTTCACATCATATCTTGCATTACTCATAAGGTTGACTATGTCTCTGGTGAACTGATTGTTCTTCAGCTCCTCCACTATCTTCTCGGCCATATTCACCTGTTCAGCAGTAACCACCGTCAGTTTCTTGCTCCTAGCAGTCCTGATTTCATTATAATATATCTCGGCGTCAGTGCCAATGAAGCTCTTCATTACTCTATCAAGGGAAATCTTATAACCGCTTGCCAAATATGCCTCATTGCACATTTCCTCGAAGGTCTTTGTTATTTCCCCGTCCTCATTGGTGGCATCCCTTGATGTTTCATACAATGCCTCTACAAACTTGAGCATAAGTCCTGTTGGTGCTTCTACGCACGACGACATATAGAACTTGTCGTCAAAGAGCTCATTCTGCCATAAAATTGTTTCGACAAGCTTACCCATCACTATGGCATTCGTGTCTTTATCCTCCACCTCTTCGTGGAGGAGGTATTTCTTGTAATATTTCTTTCTGTCTAAGCTGAATTCTTTCAGACTTGAACTGCTGTCAAGGTATATCTCCCTGTATGCAGCTTCACTACTGTTTTTGTTGGTTCCTTGTATCATAATTCATTAATTTTACCAAATATCTTTTTCTTGTTTAGGTTTCTTTCTTAAAATTGGTAAATCCCAATTTTTTCTTTGTTCATTTAACTCCTTGAGAGTCATATAGGATATTTTAGGATATATTTGAAGTCCGCGATGATAACACGTTATAGAACTGTAGTCAAAAGGCTTCCAGTCAGTATATATTTCTGCATCTCCACCACAATTAGGACATGTGATGCTGCTACTATATCCGCTCATAATTCATTCTTTTTTCTTGTGACATTCTTTACAAAGCACCTGTAAACCGTCTATCTCACAAAAAAGTCTCTCAACAAACCCTGGCAGGTCTTCTGCACAATTAAGACTTCCTACAGGAACAATATGGTCGACTTCTATGTCCTTTATAGAGAACCAGTTCTTACACATATTACATTGATACTGGTAACTCCATCTCTTTCCCACAAGCTGAACCTTTCTTCTTGCTCTTGCTCTGCATAGGGAAATAGGTTTCCAATACCTTGATTTTTCCCTTAAGGTGAAGCGTATCATTGCCCAGAAGGCTGCTTCGGTATAGGTTCCTGCCCCTCTTGTCCTAGGCTTTCTTGGAGTTGGTTTTTTCTTGCGCATAATTAAAAAAGTTAGTGCTACCACAAATTTAACAAAATTCATGGTAGCACTCATCTTTTTATTTCACCTCGATGACCCTTCTCTTTATTTCATTCTCCATTACGGAAAGCGATTTAACGATATTATGTACATCGACAGAGGATATAGGAGATATGTTGAACTGATGCTTCTTTGCTTCAGTGGCAAATCCCTCCTTCACTTTTTCTTCCAATCCCTTCAGTTCGTCAATAGCATACTGCTCATCAAGCTGGAGGAAATCGAAATCACCTGCATTCATAATCTTGTCAGCTTCTTCCACGCTTGTGGTCATGAAAGGAAGATATTCATAGCACCTTCCCTTTTCCTTACCTATACCCACTACCTTCATAGGATTGATAATAGTGAAAACAGTAGTGTCTCCACACAGTACATAAGGAGCAGTATAGCCAGCGAAATGTACATTTTGTTATCGTAAGAGCTTTTTATCTCTTACTTCTTACACTTTATCATTGTGTAAGTTCAGCATATATTTTCAACCTGTAAACAGATTGTCGAGCACTCGTGGAGGAATTATATTCTTATCTCTAAGTTTCATCCTCTATGCGTTACACTGACACAGACTTGTTAGTTTCTGTGTTTAGCACGGTATTGTCCATTAACTCTAAGTACTGTAAGTATTTAGCTTTTTTGAAGGATTTCACCGTTTTTGCTCGATTTTCATCCATGTATTACTACATGAAGGGGCTACATTACTAACCCAGCGGCAGCACAATCCTGCGTACTCCAGTTGCATTCTTTGGGGTCCATCCATACAGTCTTTCCAATACGAATGTCAAAGGTCTTTGTCCAGTTGTCAGTAAAGCGGTTCTCACGCATATTGGGAAGATCCACATACAAATCTTTGAGATTACCTATATACTTTTCGTATCCTTGGTCAATCTTAGTTCTATGAACAAGAACATAACCTTCTTTTTCTTCATACACATGATAATCTACAGGATTCTTCTTCCATACACCTTTTACCTTGTTATAGGCATTACTTATGAAATCGACAATCTCACTGTCACTTCCAGCCACATTGACAACATTTCTGAGTGCCACGAACATTCCTTGCTTAGTGAACTTGAACTTGTTCTTCTCCAGGAAGTCATAAAGTTTCTCAGCCACCTCGGCCCTTGGATTCAGGCAACACCACATGAAGAACCTCTTGAGGGACAGATATTCATCATCCTTAGACAGAGCATCTTCATCAACATTCCCTTTTTCATCAAGATATTTCTCAGCAACCTTTCCTATCCTAATGACAAGCAGTTCAGGAAGGCTTCTGTTTATTCCCTTGATGTAAATACAATCGTCCTTTGTCTCAAAGTCCTTTAATTTAGTGACGACGTTGAATCCTTTATATACCCTCTCGGTATTTTCCCTTGACTTTTCCCAATCTTCTCTTTCACTGAGCAGATTCAGATCCTTCAGAACCTCAAACAGTTGATCCTCAGTCTCAGCAGTTCTTGCCAACATGAAATCGTTCTGTGAGCATTCAGGTTTCACTATGATGGTGCCATCGTTCATTACAACGGTGAGTACATCATTTACCAGGGTCATTTTCCTGTAAGGCTTGTCTTTTTTCTCGACCTTCTGCCTCAGGATTTCATTCTTGAGCTTTTGCTCTTCCACATACAAATCGTAAAGAGGATCTGCCTCTTTCTTCTTGGATCTAAACCAATCTAAACTGAAAACGCTCATTTTGTTTGTTTTTAATTGTTAACCACTTTATGTTTATAATTTTTATAATCCATCCTAAACTTGTGATATTTACACAAGTTAGTCAAAATAATTGACATATCATCCTCATTTCCCCATGAAATGTTCCTGAAAACCAGCTCGATAAATTTAAATTTCTCAAAGGTGTCTTTTACTTGCAGATACACATCATGTATCATTGTGTCATAAAGATTACCCTTTTCAGCTACTTCCAACATCTCTTTGTAGACATCGGACAATCCATTAGTAAACATGTACTTCTCCTTGTAATCAAACAGCTTATTAAGTTGTCCACAAAATCTGGCAGATACAGGGTCAAACAAGTAACGTCTGGCGAACACTCTTTCATAAGTATCTATCAGACCATCTATGAGGAATGCACTCACAGCCCTCTGAAAAACCTTGTTATTGCCTTTCATGAAGTCCTCATAAGAGATGAGGTTATGTATGTCGGCATCCTTTACAAGTTTCATCTCCCTGTCGGAGAGAGTAATAATTTTCACCTTCTTCTTATGAAGTATGCCGTAAAGCTGATCCATCTTGCTGGCATCGTTATGTCCGGCATATATCATCAGAAAGGGTTGCTTGCAAATCTCCTCCAACTTACAGGTCTCAGATTCAAACTTACAGTTGTTGCCTCGGCAATATCTTTCCAGATCTACCGCCTTCTTATAGATTATTTCACCTTTCAATTTGGGTTTCCTGTACAATACTTTACCTGTAGATGTTACGGCAACTACACTCTTCTTTCTTCTTGCAGCAAGCCATTCCTGAGGAATATCAAGTTTATCCAAGTCAACAAAGTTTTTGAACAAGAGAGATTGCAAATATTGGAACTCCTTTATCGTTTCCCTCCACTCGCTTCTCGGCACTCTTTTTAGTCCAAGAATACTATAGTATGAAGGTTGGTCTTTAAAGCTAAACAGTTTATAAGGAGTTGATTTTCTTAGGAACTTTATTTTACCATGTCCAGCTGCCTGATCTGGATATTGGTATTTTATGTATTCCTTTTTGATTTCTCCCAGCTTGTCCTTATACGTACATATCACACTGTCTTTGTTCTTCAATATATCAATTGTCATAGTCCGATCATAGTAATAACTCGACTTTGATAACCTTCCGTGTCTCATGGCAAAGGTTATTGAATACTCTCCAAACAGATAATCATCATTTACCAGAATGTGACCTAGATCCAACCTGGTTATTCCTTTCAGCTTAGGCGTGCTTATTTTTACTGTCGTATAACTTTTCAGAGGAGTTATGTTATATGTTCTGTCCTCTATTACTACGATTTTACTCGTATCTCTAAGATAATTGGCCACGGCGAATACATCATCACTGTCATGAATCGTTTTATTGTATTCGGTGAAGAAATAGTCTGCCACCTTCTTGATCTTGTCAATGATGATTATTTTCGCTTCAGGGGTATAACGAATGCTTTCCCTGTTAGGAGTAGGCATTAACCCATCATTCAGTCCAAACCTCAGACCTACCGGAACCTCTATGATAGAAATTCCTAACTTGGAGAAATCCATTGGATAGTAGACATCATCAAGGCAAATGTGCATTGACTTATCCTGCGTCAGTTCAGAAATCTGAAAATCCTCATGTCTGAATATCTTGAATCCATTAGGTATATCAGCCGTTGAACGATACCTTCCATTATAATATCCTCCTGATGGGACTTTCACATCGAAATAGACATGCTCGAAATAGGCAAGTTGCTCCCTCATCTTATCTACGAATGAATATACATCACCACGTTTTACGGGAATAACAACTTTTACGCCGCTAGGCTTAGTTGTCTTGGTTTCGTACAGCAGGTCAATGTTATTCACTTCCTCTCCCTCATACATCATATACTTGCGCTCAATTCCATTCTTCCTTGTTATGAAATAGAAACTGGAGCAATATGATAGAGGGGATTTGAATCCTAGCTTTTTGTTAATCTCTGATTTCTCAGAGTATCGGACTATATCATCACCCTTTTCAGGGGCTGGACGCTTTTTCACTAATGCACTACCATTAGCTACTTCCTGTTATTAAGCAAACTATATTGCTCAGGTAGTCTCTAAACGTTCTACAGGTGCACCCGTAGCTTCGCTTTTGATTATCTTGTTAAATTCTTCAAGTTTATCATGTTTTCTACGAAGAAAATAATATGCATCTTGGTATAAATAGGTTAAACAAGACTGTACGTCGTTTGTATTTTCTATCCAGAGAATGTATACAGTCTGTTTTCTAATCCTTTTTGCCATATAAAACTTCTTTATAGGAAGGTGTTCAACTAATTTTTCAAGAAAAGTTTTATCTGTCGAACAGAACGCAACTCTTAATTTATATCGTTGAACATGAGGTGTAGATATTGTATATGTAGTTTTCCTCTTATATTTATAACCAAGAGGTTTAATAATTATACTACCGTCACCGTCCATAAATCCTCTTATAAAATGAGGGATTAAAGTTTCATCAAGCTTAGGAAAAGTCATTCCTACTCTACTTTTTTGTATATTGCAACCATAACCTATAAGCGTCTGACACATTTTAGTTGAATGTATATCAACTGTTGATGTCTTCTTCCATTGTTTGGAAACATTTGAAGGATAATGAGTTGTTTTCACATCTCTTCCTCCTGCTTCAGTTGCAAATTTTTCAAGAATATAACCGTCTTCTTCTTGAAGGTTAATCCTTAATTGTAACTGTCTATTCCCTACAGGCTGCCATATACAACCATCTGCATAAATAAGACCTAATATATAAGCCTTATATTCATTATCTATTTCTTCAAAATATTCATGATTAACTTTATAGATATATCCCATACGAATGTATTGTTTAGGATATAAATCTACGGAACTTAATTTAGATTTCCAAAAATTCATCCAGTGTTTTTTACACAAATTACTTTGTGCTGGGCCTAGGTTGTTGACCCATCATGCCTAACTCATTGTCTATCGTTCTTTTAGTAGATTTTCCGTACTTGCTGATTATATGTTTTACATCCTTATCATCCAAACCTGTGCCGAAATCCTCTACTGTAAATTCATAAGACTGATCAGAATGAGGTTGCAAACCCACCACTATGGGCTTTGTTATACCCGCTCTTCTATGCGAATCAAGTGCATTACTAACTGTTTCCCTGATGGTTGAACCCACATCATCTGAATACAGATTCTTACTCAACATCTGCATAAGAAATGGTGCTGATTCCAAATCAAGGCTCATTGCTATTGACTCCTGAATAACTCCTTCTGTGAGTACCTCAGACTGCTTCTGTTCTTTTACTATCATTATTCAATAATTTTAAGTTTTTTCAATGCTTCGATTGACTTTATATACATAGCTATTATTCTGGTATCTGTAACCAAATTAATATCATACTTAATAAAACGTTCCCAGTTGCTCAAAGGCATGTAATCCACTGTGGGAGGTTTTTCACTTTTTGAATCTAACCATCGCGTTAGCTTATATAACTTGTAATAGTGAATTGTAGTGGCTTTCCTCAGAAAAAAGCCAAAAATATGACTATATGGATAGCTTACTACGATAAAGTCACCCCTTCTTATTTCACCTGATAAAATCTTCATATCTTCCGCTTTTGTCTTTAACCAACCACATTTTCCTATAACCTATGGAAAAAGGCTTTTCAATGTTATGTCCGTCAGGGGTGCATTCGTAAGTATGATATATTACACTCCTCCCACGATAACCAGTATAGGTATTTTCGTTGACTTTTGTGGTTCCCCATACTCTGTTTGATCATCTGTTTGTCTTCTTATTGAAGAAAGGAGGTCGTGTCACTTTTAAATATCTGAGTGATGAATTGATTGAAAATATAATTTCATCTCCTACCTTTAAATCTTTTATTTCTATTAACATAGCCTAAATTGTTTTTAACCATTGAATTTCATATCCATTACTATCTTTCAATATCTTGTTTATTTTCCTGAATAATCCGTCCGTCTCCCAATCCACATTCATGTAGGAGGAGTTTGCGGGATGACTGACGGTGAAATGCCAAGTAAAGGGAGGAACATATTTCTCATACTTTCCAGCCTCTTTACCCAAGAACACTATCGGCACTCCTGTTCCAAAGAGCACTTCCTCAAGAAGATACTTCATAAAGGGCTCCCATAATGCAATGTGGGAACCAGCTTTGTTCATTTCGCATGTAAGCGATATATTGCCCATCAATACTCCTTGCCTGGCAAGGTATGAGGTGTCGAGAGTCTTTTCATATGTCAGATGCAATCCGTCATACAATTCCCTCTCTATAGCCTCATAGAACTTTTCAAGGGAGGGCTGTAATTTTCCTCCATTGACACAACTCATCAGCAGCCCATCGGCCACAGGCAAGCCTTTTCTGAACGTATGGTAGGGAGATAGTCCAAATATAGCTACCTTGAGCTCATCGTAGGAAGTCTCTTTAAAACATCTCCATGTGTCAAAAGAAAGAGGGGCAATCTTCTTGCCCCTTCTCCCTTCCTTCTTTAGAAACGCATAAATCCTGTCGCATTCCTCGCTCTCTATGAAAGATCGCATTTTCCTATGCCAGCTTTCATGAAAATAGTCTTTAAAGTTTTCCCATATCATCGTCGAATAGACTTAATTGAGTGTCAGGAATCACAATGGTAGGCTGAACAATCTCTGCCTCGCTTGTCCATAGACCAGCTATCTCAGAAAAGAATTCATGTGCTTCTACATGATCGCTAAGCCATCTGGAAGGATGAATTCCTCCTATGGCGAAAGTAGTAAACTGATAGAGCTCCCAAAGACTGCCCGGGCTGTTGTACTTGTGAGTAGGTTTGTCAAGCTCTCTCCTGATGATATTCAATTGCGTAGGTTCGAGTATCTCCTTCTCAATGTGCAACCTTCCAAGTATCTCAGCCGTCATTCTTCTGTCTACAGGGATTTGCTTCATAGCCTCCTTGTCCTTCTGAAGTCCAAGGAAAACTTCTCCTGCTCCCTTGATGTATTCAGGAATGATGCCTGGGGCGAAGGTTTGTATCTCTCCAGTGTGCTTTTTCTTGAAAGAGTTGATAGCTCGAAATGCCATCATCATATTGGTGCACACTATTACATTTGCACCAATTCCGAATATAAGGGGACGACTTCTGTCATAACTGTTCTGCCATACAATCTTGAGCTGCATTTCGCTATCTCCTCCCGTAGATATGTAATAGCTTCCGGTTGCAACATTACCTTCCCTTCCTGACCTATATTCCTCCCTTTCCACAGTCAGTCCTGCCTGATAAATGCTCTCAAGCGTAAGATCCATCACCTGCTCATGAGTTATGGGTTTATAAGTCCTTGTTTCCTCAGGAAGCGGAACTGAAATCAGCTCACTTCTCGTCGAATCATAATACTCCTTTTTTACTTTCATTATTCTTCAAAGTTAAATTTAAACCACGCTTTTCTCTTACCTACGTAACCTATGGTACAGTGACCTTTCTGTTCAAGGTTCTCCAAGAGATGTCCTATCTGGCTGTTATTAACAGAACCATTACTTTTCACTATACCGTATTTTACTGCCGTATGCTGACACAGTGTACTGTAAATGTACACTACCCCCTTTTTCGACTTCTCTGACAATTCAGCTATGAATAGTTTAGTCTTACTTCCTAAACCGAAATAGGGGTCAGCTTTCGCTTTCTCAAATCTTGCTTCTTTTTTCAGCTTCTTCAAATTTTCTTTATCATCTTTTATTTGCATGGAAGAATTATCAAGCTGATCCGCAGCATCCTTACCAGAGCAAATTCTAATCAGACGCATGACATCAGAACCAATAGATATCAGTTCTTTCATTTTATCTTCCAATTCTGCAAAGAATTTCTCTTTTTGATCTTCATTCTCTAACTTGTTCATTTTATTAGTTTTTGTTAATGAACACTTTCCTAAGGCCTAATTGCTTGGCTACATAATTCACATGTTTTGAGGTAGTCATAGACCACCATCCGTGTATCTTCAACTCACCTCTGTCTATAGTTGCAACATGTGTATCATATGAATACACTTTATCATCAATTACGTGTAAGTTTTCTCTGTACCTATCGAATTTCATTTTAGTAGTTTTTTAAAATAATTAAATACTTCTGGTATATGCTTCTTGTAATACGGTTGTTGGTCTTTAAGCCATTCCTTTAGTTCTTTTTCATCCTTAAAAGGTTTTCTCCAACTTTCTCCTCTCTGTATCATTTCAAAAGTTGGAGAAAGTTCATCCACAAAATTCTGAGGAGTCCATCCTTCCCAGACATGTCTGTTCATATTCATAATATTCCTTTTTCTTTTAGATAATTAATTATCACTTCCATTCCATACTCCTTGACCAAGTCTGCCCAATCCTTTATCCCTTCAGACAGATACTGTCTTGGTACATTGCAATAGCCAAATCCAAACAGCTGAGTTATCTGCTGAGAGTTAGCTACCCCTGTAATATCACTGTCAAATGAAAGTATTTGACTGCTTGAGCGCTCTTTGAGAGTAGTTACATTCTCTTCGGAGAAACAAGCAATACCTTCATTCTGCACTGCACAAGAATAAGGGTAGATTTTCTTTATTACCATAAAATCCTTCTTCGACTTGTTGATGAAGCATGGTTTTTCCTTATCCAGGTTACCTATTCCCTCCAATGTGGTGATAGGAACATTATTAGGAACCCACTTGGTCTTCTTATCCCCGTAAGGACGATAGATTTTCCAATGACCGTCATAATAGTATCCAAACCTCATTTCAGTTTCCTTTATTGAGAACAGCTTCCTGTTCAGATATACCTTGGCTATGGAATAAATGTTTTCTCTTCTTAAATCCTCAATGTCCTGATGATAATCATTCCAGTAGTCCAGTTCCTCTCTTGTGAACTTCCTTGTCACTACCTGTATATAGGAATACCTCTTTCCCAGCAATTCCTCAGGCTGTTTGTATTCAGCCTTTATTTTTTTGTATTCTCCCAGATTGTGGTCTGATACAATGCCAAGTCCAAAGTCCCTATCCACCATCAACAATGCATCATGTAAAGAAGAAAGATAGAACAAGTCTTTAACGAAGTCAAAGCAATCTCCTCTCTTGTCAGTATCAGCAAAGTCTATGTAATAAAGATACCCATTCTTATTACCTATAAGGAAGCTAGGATTATCGTCTACATGAAAAGGACTGTTAGTGGCTTTATTCAATTCCCATCTCCTATGACCCATGTAATATCTGAAGATGTCATAGGAACTAATACGCTGAAGAATAGTAGCTGGTGTCAACTCTGACTTTTTAACTCCCTTTATCATAAGTAAAATAAAAGAGCCCTCCTTGTTTAAGGGAGGGCTCTGATTAACAACTAATTAGTAAGAACCGTCATCTTCAGCGATGACTTTTGTCGATGCAGCCATGTTTTTTGCAGAGTCATACAATTCAATGTCCCTCAGTGTATAAAAATCTTTGCATCCATATTCAGGATGCGTCACCTTCATCACGAACTTCTCATGAGGTTTAGTGCTCTTCTTTGTAAGAAGACCAGCTTGCACTTCAGGATTCATATAATCAATTGCCCTGAAGAACTTAAGACTATAGGGAGACAGGAAAGCACTGTTATATATCCTCTGATACTCACCTACTCCACTTTCCTTTTCAACAGTCTCTACGGTAGCAAGAACAACAACGTTGGCAGCCCACTCTCCGTTAATCTGTTCCCTGAGTTCTCTCACATTGCCTCGCATGAGCTTTTTCCATTCCAATTCAAGCATAGTTTCAGCATTACGATAATCAAGCTTGCTTAACCAAGTGCGAAGGAATTTATACAACTCCTCTTCACCACTATAGGCAACACGATAAGTCCTTTCCTTAAACCAATCAGGAAGATCATCAGGATCGGAAGCCCACGAACAATCTCCCACGTTATTAATATATTGCTTCCTCGTATTGTCCTTATTCTCCCTTTCCTTGTCTTCCAGATAGAAACTCACCTTGAACTTTTCATTCACTTCAGTTTCATCATCACGCTTCCTTTTCTTGACTTCCTCCATCCAAACATCAACGCGGAGATAGGTGTTTCCATCCTTGCTCTCGCCAAGATATTCCAATTGCTTACTGTCCTCTTTGGGAGCCCAGCCTAACAAGGCCTCGAATTCTTCCGCCGTAGGATTAATACCAATTACTCTCACCTCTACTAAGCCAACATACTTGGGCTGTTCAAAGTTTCTTTCTTCTCGTTGTTTTCCACCAATTGCCATAATTCTTTACTTTTTTAATTATAATATTCATTTATATCTCCAAATAAAACCTTTAAATGTTCCTATTTTATTTCTCTTAATCGCATTACTTAATGATGATTTTCTACAATCAATAGATAAAGCAGCTTCTGTAAGAGACTTAAATGATTGTATAAGATTTTCATTCATATCATATTGTAACACTGTCTTAGAAAATTTAATTTTAGTTGTTTCTAAACAAGGTTTTCCTTTATTAATTTCAGATAATTTTCTTTTAGTTTCTTCAGAGACTATCTTACCCTTATGAGATTTACTAATTCGTTCTCTTACATCTTTAGGACGAGGAACCCCTCTCAATTTGATACTTTTTATCTTCTGACATTCTTCTGAAAATATCTGATTGTTATTTCCATCTCCACCATCTGTCATGTTCTTCAGATTAAACCCATTTTCCTTAATATGCTTTATCCAATATCTCTCTTTCTCTTGCCAATTATCTTGATTTACTTCTTCTAATACATCTATGAAGAACTGTCTATCTTCTCTAATTTGCTTATTTAACCACCTATAGAACCAAGTATCATATCTGAATCTATCTCTATTCAAGTGTTGTTTTACTCTTAAATCAAGATTCTTAGCCTTTCCTACATATATAGGAAGCCAATCCTCATCTGAAAATACATATATACAGAACATTAACTATAAATTGTTTCCCAATAAGTTTCTATCTCATTATCATCATTTACTTTTGATATAAGAATTCTACCTTTTAATAGAGGATTCCTACTTCCAGCAACAATACTGTCATTAATTACATCAAAATTCAGATATCTTTCATTGCCATCAGCTACAAGTTTAGCAAGAGCGGTTACCTTAGAAGCAAATATGGTTTTAAGTTTTCCTGTCAGAGCTATCTCACTGCCTACCACTTCTTCTTTACCTCCAGCATCTTTGATGTACTTATCAGCAATATGACCAGCATATATTCTATAAGGACTTATTTGCCTAAAGAACTCTACCTGCTGTAAGAACCACCTTCTCGTATACTGATATCCTGCACCATCAGGAAGAGTAAGAACAGATTTCCATTCAGGATCATTGTATTCAAGTTTTTCTCCGTCAGGTACACCATTCTTACGATTGAATTTTTTTCCTATGATACTATTCATATACATAAGGGTAGCACCAAGTTCAGACAAATCATCCAAATCAGTAAGACCATCTATGATTAGATAGTCATATTTACCTTTATTATCAAGTAAGAGTTTACGATAGGAAATATAATTCTGATAACTATCCCACCTGTCATCCTCTTGAGAAGTATAAGTGCTAAGTTTTCTGGAAGGAATATATTCATATCCCCCCTTTTCAAGATCTAACACAATTGCATTATGTGTCGTAGTAAAATGTCCAAGAATAGCACTCTTACCACATTTCGGAATTGACACAATTACAAGATCCCTTGGAGCTGTTATAATCGGCATAGTTATATCATCTGGTAACATAATTTCTTTTTTCATTACATCGGTTCTATTTATTATTATTTGCTACATATTTACACATTTTTATGAAATAATCATTTGGATAGTTTGTTTTCATTTTGTTTAAATCTTTATGTACCCACTGAATATTATCAAGTGTGTATCCTCTACTGGAATCAATTCTGTCTAGAGAGGCTGTCATGGTCTTCAATTTTTTATAATTTCTTTCAATCCTTATTGACAATCCAGATAGAGCACACTTACCATCTTGTTCAATCCATTTATTCCATATATCTTCTTTAGTGATGCTAAATTCAAGATTTCTTGACTTTGCTCCAGATTTACAACTCTTAAAGTATACAGATGATATTCCTTTGTATCCTTGATAATTGTATGCACCATTTATTGTCTTATAACATTGACATCTATATACTCAGAATGTCCACTTAGCTTTATAATATTCCTTCCCACAATTTTTGCATCTTACATGATAGTGCCACTCTTTCCCCTTTTTTATTGGATTAAGAGATACTACTTCCACATTAGAAAACTCAATTCTATCCTTATATATAGGATCTTCTGGATTAAATGTTTCAGGTCTTGACATAACTACTCTCATCATTTTAATTATAAAGATAATCAAATTTCCTCAGAAAACATTATCCTTTCCGAAGGAATTACATTACTTTTAAGATAATTTTCAATCGTTTTAAGCTTATCCATTGCTCTTTCAACAGCATCTTCCTTTTCTTCAATAAGATTGCCTGCATAAGTGGTAGTTCCAGCCATTTGCACACCATCTACAAAAGTGGCGTAATACACGTCACCATTCTCTTTAATCTGTTTAATTAATTCTACTTTCATAATTATTATTTTTTATATTCATCCTAATATTTCATCATATTCTTCCTGTGTAATATTACCTTCATGCAGATTAATTTTAGCACGAAGTATACATATCAAATCATCTACTTCATCCCCACCCAGAGATATATTATCCTCTTCATAATCATCTTTATATTCAAGAATGATTTGCTCTAATGTTAAATTCATCCAGCTCATAAATATTTAATTTTATTCTTGTCAAACATAGCAAGGCTCTTCTTCAGCCATTCCAATTCAACAGGCTCTGTAGAGGAGATGACATATATGACAGCCTTCTTTTCAGGATTGTCGTACTCCATATTCATGCACCTGTTTATACGCTGTGTCATTGTTTCAGGATTGCTATCAAAATAGTTAATTATCACTTTGCTTAAAGGCGTATAAGTGACTCCTGAGTTTCCAATCTTCACAACGGCAAGATGTTTAATTCTTCCTTCTACAAAATCTTCCCATACCTGCTTCTCACTTGATTTGCTATGAAAAGAAGGAATGCCGAGATTATCCGCCACTTCTGTCCTTCCACAAAACACGAGCAGCCTTTCCTCCTTGAATTTCTCTATAAGATCAATTGTTGCCTTCATTCTTGATGAAGAGGTTTGAAGAATTGATATTATCTTCAATTTCATATGAAACGAATTTTTCTCTTCTTTTTCCAGCTTATCAACAACCCACTTATAATTAGCAAACCTTGTCTTCTCTGTCTTTCTCTTTCCTCCATAATTAACAAGAATCTTGTCATCAAGAGGAGTTGTTATAACATTGATTTCATAATCGGGAAGAATTCCTTCCTTGATTGCCATCTCAATTGAGTATCGTGCCACTACAGGCAATGAAAGCTCATCCTTGAGTACTTTAGCTGTCCAAGAGGACAACGTGCCAGTGAGCCCCAGAATACGTCTATTGGCTTCTAACAGCGTCTTACAGCTTTCTATTTGTGCTTCCGACATCAGATGAATTTCATCAAGGATAACAAGATCATACTTTTCCTCCACGTGTTTATGCAACGAGAGATATGTAGTGAACATGATGTTAGAAGGATGATAACTAAATTTCTCAAAATCATCTTCCCAAGATTTTTTAATTTTATTATCTGGATATGCTATCAAAATTGAGTTTGGATTTACTTGTCTCATTATAATAATTGACATAAAAATTTTTCCAAATCTTGGACATGCATTTATTATACCATACATATTATTACTAATCCATGACTGTGCAAGTTCTCTCTGTCGTTTTTCTCTTATGTTCTCCATATTTTAATACTTTGTACTGTTTTTTTATTAGTGTATCATGTTCATAACAACGCTTTAATGTAGAAAATGTACAATTTATATAAATACACGCAGACTTATAATTATTGAAATTGTAAATTTTATTGTTAATAATATCAAATATTACTACATTATGTAAATCCTTTCTTTTATTATATTTTTCAACGTGTTCAATGAATCTATTATATTTTCTTTCAAGAAATATAGTAGCGTTGTTATAAATATAGTTACAAAAATTTCTAGCAGTTTCTCCACATAAATTATTAGTAAATACCAACTCTGAATGTTTTGAATTTCTGTGTTTAATACTATGTGTTGGTATATTCAATATATTATGTATTGCTTCTAGAAAAGAGTAAGTACCTATTAAGGATACTAATATTGGCTTACTTGTACCGTTTATATAACCATCTCCATCAAAATATCCTCTAATAAAATGAGAATACAAACTAGTAGCTAATTTCTCTGGAAAAGTCAATACTAAAGATTTTCTATTAATACATCCTAATTCCTTTAAACTATTTACAATTTGAGAATCATTAAACATGATTCTACATCTTCCTATTTTATTATCTATATGTATCTTTCCTTTATAATCTAAGAATTTTTTAAATTTTTTCAGATGATATATATCTTTCAGCGATAAGGATAATTCAAATGCTGTAGATTTAGAAACGTAGCCATCAGCAAATAAAAAACCTAACCAATATGCTTGCTCTTCTGTAGATATACTATCAAATACACTGGAGTTTATGTCCGTTTTATTTACTTTAGAATAAATACATCCAGCTTCTCTTAACCATCTACCTACAGCATGTCTATCTACTACTAATTTTTTAGATATATCTTTACAACTCAACCCTTTGTAGAAAAGGTCCACTGATTCTTTTCTTACTATAGAATAGTCTCTACCATTCTTATGGAAATTATACATATTATCTACATTTATGATGTAAATGTAAATAATATGTACATTATTTCCAAACCTTGGAGCCAAGTTAAGTATGCCCCACATGCCCCTTTCTATCCAGGTATCAGCAAACTGATCCTGTCTAACATCTCTTATATTCATAATCTGGATATTGAATAGGTTTCAACATATGAAGGAGTAGCTAACCCTTTTCCAGGATTTGCATAACCTAGTGC